AACTTGTGCTAAACTTAATCCAACAGCTCCTCCATTTGCAACTGTTAATTCTAAAACATCCTTTGTTTTTTCGTTCATTTTTAATTTTGTGTTAATGTAACTTTACCTCCATATATTCTGTTGGAAGTAGCTGTTACTTTTACTAATATTAATAAATAATTTGTTGTAGTTGCCGCTGTTGCTGTTATACTAATTGGGCTTCCGTTTGTTGTTCCTGTTCCTATTGCTGAACCTATTCCGTTTGACGCCACACTAGCTTCATAAACTTCAACAACTTTTCCACTGGCTGATCCCCATATTGTAACCTCTGTTGCTGTAGTTCCGCTAGGAATGTTTACTGTTGCAATCATTTCTTGTCCAGCATCTCCAACAGTCAGACCTGTATTTACTCCATCTTTAAATTCTAAAGCCTCATTTGAACCATCATCATTAATCATGAAATCTCTTGGAAGCACCTTTACAAAATTTGTATCAACTCCCACAATAGAATAAATTCCTCCTTTAAAACTATATTTTCCAATTGAATCAGATGTTACTGGCATGCCAGCAATTGTTCCCTCTGTTTTCCTTTGGTATTGTTCAAATAAATTTTCATTGTCTATTCCAACAACTGCTCCCTCCCTTATATCATTAGTTATTGTTTTGGAAACTACTGTTATTGTAGTATCAGTAGCCCCAACATTAGAAGCAACAGTAAATGAAACTCTTTGTTGAGATTTGTTATCTGTTACGTAAATAATATCATTAGTAAAAATAATAGTATCTCCAACGGGAGTTATGTTTAAAGTTGTAACAGCTCCAGCAGTAATTCTAGATGAGATTTGACTAGCTCCCCAAGGCACAACCATTTGTTGACTCCCCTGACCTAGTAAAGATCCTTGATTCCCCCCTCCAGTAATATTCCCAGAACTTAATCCGTAATTTTCTTCTGTATTTCGTGTTATTGAAATCCCAGAGTTGTAGGTCTGTTGAAACCAAACTCCATTCCATTCATCTCTCAATGTTGAAAATGTTCCACTTAGAAAAACGTATTTTTGAGAATTTACATCTTTCAATCTTCCAATAGGATTGACCATTTTAAGTTTTCCTGAATCTTCTTTGTCTGTTTCACTTAATGCAGAAGAAACATTCATTCTATAAGATGCGGCATCTTGGGATTTCATTATTTCATTTGCTAATAAAACAGTAAAATTTGTTGTTCCAGTTATTATCCCTTTTCCCCATTTTCCAGCCGCATTAGCTTTAACAAAAGCCGATCCATTCCAAACCCTTAAAGCTGAGGGATTGTCAATCAAAGGGCTATCTCCCCAATATAGTCCAGTAATGTCTCTACTATAAGAATCTGAGGCCGCTGTTATAAATTCACTCAAAGTTGAGTTGGCTCCAATAGCTCCTCCAGTTACTTGAGCAAATAATCCCATGAAATCATTGTTAGAATCATAAACATCAGAATAATCAAAAGTTGTGTTAGTTGTCCCAGCCCTATAAACCCCCCAGTTTCCATTAGAAGGGCTGCTTAATTTTCCATGATAATTTACTATGGTTGCCGCTCCTTGAGTATAAGTAAAAAACTCAAACTCCCAATCTCCCGTAAATGCGGCATCTGTTGGAATAACTCCATTAGTATAACCAGTTGAATCCCAAATAATTCTTTGACTTGTTCCAATGTCTATATTTGTAACATTTGCATTAATCATATCATCTGGCACATTATTTGAACCTGTTGGAGCAGTATAAGCCACCCATGATAAAGTTGAACCTGATTCAGTTAGCATTTTAGTATATGGAGTTGTTCCCGCTTCTCTTGCTCTTATGCTAAAACAAAGTTTCATGTCTAATGTTCTTGGGAATGAACCCCCGCCTAAAGTTAATTCACTGGATATATTGGAAAAGTTTAATGGAATCTGACAAAACCAACCGCTATTATCAGCAGCGTCGGTGTAGGTGCTGATTTCTGACGAAGCTATTAAATCTCCTGTATTTGTTGTTTGGTCCATAGCAGGAAAACCAAAAAATCTATTTTCATCAGCTAAAACACTGAAATCCGTTATTATTTTTTTGATTGGTGCATAGTTCTCATATTGTGTCCCAGCCAATTTTTGAAGTCCAGCATTATTTACATTAGTAATATTCTCAAATTGTAAATCATATCTTCCTAAGTTCGTGCTTCCAATATATGCAGCGTCACCTCTAACAGAACCTGTGTGATAGTATTCTCTAGTTGATATGTTAATTGGAGAGGCTGTTGTTCCTGATTCGTTTGTTTCATATTCGGGGATTTGAACAAAATGAAAACAATTATTCCAATAAACACATCTCATTCCCCAAACTTTACATAAAGACTCTAAAACTTCATAAGTTGATTTTGGTGTGTATTTCCCATTTTCATCTCTATCATAAACTGAGTTCATTTTGCATTGAGTCCACGCCAAAGGATCATCAGCTTGTCCAGCACTTGGCATTGTTGAATTATACCAATTGATTGATGTTTTATACGTATAACTTCCTCCACTTGGAACTCCCTCTGTTGTAGTAGAAGCTCCTGTTTTAGCAAGAATGATTTGAATCCAATCTGTTATTTTATCATAATTGTTCCAATAAACATCTTCCTTTTCGTAAGGGAAAACAACCGCAGCTCCTGTGTCTGTATTTGTATCTCGAACAAATGGCCTATCTTTTAATAGAGATAATCCATCAATTGCGGTTAATTTTACTTCATAAGGAAAAGAAACATCTTCTTTTGCTGCCAAGTCCATTAAAATAAACCCACTCCATAAAGGCTTGGTTGTATCTCTTGAATTGAATAAATGAACATATACATCTTTTTCTTCATAAGTTCCATCTTGTAAATCCGTTATAAAATCTTGCATTCCAATGTCCTCAACAATGAAAGGAATCTCTAAAGAACTTGCTAATATGTAAGTGAATTTTTCTTGTCCGCTTGTTTCGTATTTTATTTCAGGACCACTTGATCCAAGATTAATTTCTGTTGATGAACCAGCCCAACCATCAACCCAAAATTCAAGAGTGTAGTCCTCATCCGCCATTGACTTGTAGTCAATATCATATTTTTTTCCGTATGCCATTAAACGCTTCTTTGTCTGTTAGTTCCTGTGTTTCTATTACTTAAAAATATATCATTTCCTTTTATAACTCCCTCAACTATTACATTCTGAGAACCCCCACCAATAAACTGTTTCAATTTATCTAATGGAGCAATAACTTCAGGATTTGATGCAGTTGTTCCAATTCCCTCTCCAATTAATCCCACTGTTGGACCTGTAACCAAACCACCCTGTGCAAATTCAGGGATTAATGAATTTAAAGCTGTTCTAGCAAGACCAGCAGCAGCTCCAGCAATAACTGGAATCATAAAAGGATTAATTGCAAGGGCTGGATTGCTCAACGCATTACTTACTGCAGCAGCAACACCTTTTGAAATCAATCCACCAATTGCATCCTTTAAAACTCCTTTAATAACTTTTCCATATTCCTCAAATGATTTTGCTCCACCAGCTAACTCATTCCCAACAGATTGCATTGTTTGTTTCCAAACCTCTCCTGAATATGTTCCCCACTGCATAACTTCCTGAGTTTTACCAATTAAACGATCCATTTTTTCAAATATAGTTTCAGGAACATCAAATTGTTCTGCTAAACTAAATTGAGGCTGGTCTGATGGTGTGTCTAAACTTGGCATCTGAGGTGTTAATGAAAGCGTTTCATAAGTTTTTTTCACTTTCTTTCCTGTGTCCTCAGTTTTTACCCCTAAATTATCCATGCTTTTAGCCAACTCGTCAGCTTCTTGTTTTGCATCAAATTGTTTCTGTTTCAACTGGAAAAGAAGCATGTTCAAATCTTGAATTTGTTTTTTGTCTTTCTTGCTTAAACCTATCCCTTTCGTAAGTGCACTTTCCTTAATTTCAAATCCTTTTATCTTTTTTATTAATGCCTCAATCTCTTCAATTTGTAATTGAAAAGAATCTTTCCCCATATCTCCAATAGATTTGGACATTCTTTTTATTGCATCTTCAGTTGATTCGGTAACTCCATTAAATTCCTTTTGTGCTCTTGATGCTTTGTTGGTGTTTTCCGCTAAAAGGAAATAACCAGCAGCGGCAGTTGTTAATAGTGCAATTACAGCTCCAATAGGATTTTTAACCATGGCAACAGTTAAAGCTTTAAAGGCTCCACTTGTAGCCAATACAGCAGTTCTTAAAGCGACAAATACTTTTATTAATCCACTAATTCCAACAACCATCTTCCCGAAAATAATTAGAGCTGGACCAATAGTAGCAACAATTAATCCCCATTTTACAATGTTTTCTTTTGTTGATACACTTAATGCGTTAAACTTCTCAATTAATCCTCTGAAAACTGCTATTGCTTTTTGAGCCATTGGAAGTAAGTGTTCTCCCAAAGAAATTGCAGCGTCTGTTAATTCTCCTTTTGTTATTCTCACTTGATTGGCAAAGCCATCTTGTGTTCTTTCAAAATCTCCAACAGCTTTTGAACTTTGTTTTAATGCAAGGTCAAATGTTAATTGTGCTTTTGCTACTCTATCCAACTCTTTCCAGACCAAACCCTGATCATCTGCAAACTTCTTTAAATCCGTTTCCGTAATTGCTATTCCTAAAGATTTGATTGATTCTCTTTCTCCTAATAAAGCTTTGGTTAATGCAGCAGAAGCCCCCTCTGCTCCTCCACTAAAGTTTGTAAAGGAAGCCAAATCAACTGCTAATTCATTCACTTGTTTGGATAAATCAAGAGCAGATTTTTCTGTAAATCCAAATCCAACTAATAAATCTCCAGTGTTTGATAATAGTTGTTTTGCAGCCAAATCAGAAAGTCCAAATGAATCAGCAAAAACTTGTGCTGTTTGTTCTGCCTCTGCTTGAATACTAGAGAATACAGTTTTGAATTTTGCATCTGTTTCCTCAAAATCAGAAGCAAGTTTTAAAGAAGCAGCTCCAAGTCCTAAAATTGGAAGTGTTAAACCAGTAGTTAGATTTTCTCCAGTTCTTTGAATGTTTTTCCCAAACTTTTTAAGATTCTTTTGAGCTTTTTTCATTGCTCTATCAAAACCTTTGAGGTCTGCACCAAATTTGAAGTTGAGGAAACCGATTGCTTTTGAACTCATTATTCTTTTATTTTATTATTATGTTCCACTCTTTTTTTATATAATTCTGCTTTACTTTTTAAATCTTCAAAATCAATTTTATTTTCATCTTCCTCCCATTCAAATTTGCCTAAATCCTGAGGTTTTAAACTCTTACCTTTTGAAAGCTGGATGTTTAATAATAAACACGTGCTCCATCTTGTTCTCTCCCAGTCGCTTCTTTGCCTCATATTCTCCAACTCATAAAATCCATCAACCTTGTTCCAAAACTCTCTTGGTAACATATCATAAAAATCATCAACATTCATTCCTAATTGTCCGAATGCTATCCTCTCAAGTTTTGGCCAAGTTAGCTCTTCTTTGCTCTCTTGGCCTTTGGCTTTTTTTCTTCATCTCCCATCATTGCTCTTCCTAATATTTCAAAAGCTTTTTCCATACAGTCCATATGTCCGTCAAACATATCTGTAACATCATCAATTGAATAATGGAAAGGTTGTTTTGCAGCTCTGTAACCATCTTCCAAACCACAATAAATTAAACTAAACGCATCATTGAAAGTCATTTTTCCCTCTGATAATTTATTTAAGTCATTCATTGTTGCTCCAGTCATTACGCTGTATTTTCTTAATGCATTAAAACCAAATCTGATTGGCATCTTATGTTCTCCAATCTCTAATATTTCATATTTCATTTTCTAAGTGTTTTGTCTTTTCTGATAATAAAGAAACCTACCCCCCTACTCAGAAAAGAAAACAGGGAGGCAGGATCTTAAAATTGTTGTTAAGCAATAGTTTGTGTTAAAGCTCCACTACCTTGGAAAGATACTGAAAAAGTTGCTGTATCTTCTAAAGGTGCTGTTAAACTTGCAGAAGTTAGCCAAGCAGTTCCAGTATATTTTGTATCTCCTGTTCCTGATGTAGTAACTCCAAAAGTTAAATCGAAAGAAGCTCTAGTATGCATGTATCCAGTGAATATTTCACTTAAAGTTTCATTTGAAATTGGATTTCCATCTGCATCAAGCCATGCATATAAAGCATCGCAAGAAACATCCCAGTTTCTTAATCCTTCCATATTTTCTTCCCAGCCAGAAGATTCTTTGTTTGTTGTAGAACGCGGGCTGTGGTTCATGTTGATAGTTGCATTCGTGCTGTAAGCTACGAGAGTCCCTCCAACAAAAACCCCTAAATCCGTTCCGTTTAATTGTCCGTTTGCCATTTTTTTCTATTTTATAAATTTATAATTATTTTATTTTTGCTCCTTTTGAGCTTTTTTTGATTTCTTTTCTTTTATTTTTTCAGGCTCTCCATATCCATTTTCTTCAAGCCATTGATATTTTTCTTGTGTTACGTCAATAACCGCTCCAGCTTCTAACGTCTTTATTTCATTCACAACATATCTTCTTTTTAATTCAAATTTCATTTTTTATTCATTTTTATCAATCCAACCATTATCTGGATTGTTGATTTGTTCAATTATTTCATCATGAGAATAAACCTTTTCCCCATCCAAAAAGGGAGGTATTTTCCCTACAAATTTTAGAATTGTTTTACTCCCATCTAAACTATATCTTAAAGTTGATTTTGATGTTTCAATAACTTGTTTGAAATCTACCGCCTCAACCA